CGCCTTGCCATGGTTTTTGTGATGTCCAGTAGTGATAATATTTTGTATCTCATGTGCTGTTGTTCCTAGCACTCTTACTTATAAGTCATAAAAAAAGAGCGTCCAGTTTCCTGAACGCTCTTTAATGTTCATTATTGCGATATTATAGATTACGCAGTAAATGTTGCTACTAGTGAAATTCCACTAACTGCTTCTGCGCCACCTACACCACCTTGTACTGCAATGTGGTTACCGTCCGCTGTACCTTCAACTGCCGCTATTGTGCCTTTGTAGGTTGTTGTGATTGATGCGATCGCTTCAGCATGAGTTAAAGTTCCTGTTGCTACTGCATAGATGTAAGTAGTTGGACCTAAACCGCTTTTTGCTACAACTGTCGCTGGGTTTGTTCTTGTTGCCATTTTTTTTCTCCTTTTTATCGTTAAATGACACACTTCGCTCCGAAGTGTATATGCAATTATTTAGTAGGTTTTGGTAAAATATGTGTGCTACTATATTATTTACGGGTCTTTTTGGCTCTAGATTGTAGTGCTTTTAGCACACTCACAAAAGCCGGACCTGCTTTCACAATATCGTCTATCAATTGTATTGCTGGGAGATAGGCACCCACTATTGAAGATGGTATAGATTTGCCTGAGAGAGCCGAGTCTATGAAACGTTTCACAGCCACTAGATTTTTGCCTCCCACTAGATATCTGTACAATGCTAGATCTCTACCTTGAGTGCTGACATCTGGCACACTCACTTTAGGTTCAGCATCGTTGACTCTGCCTGTTTCCAGATTCCTGTCAGCGGCTAATTTTTCCAAGTGTTCTATGCTGTCAGAACTTCTCAATTTGGCTCTTGCCGCATGAAGTAGTCTTGTGACTAGATTTTGTTTGTCACGGACTGAAAGTGTATTGAATTGAAATAGACTTCTTCTGATTGATTTGTAGTCTGCGTTTCTAATCTGTAAACCGGTTTCGATGTTCAAAAACACCTGCATGATACTGGGTGCTATTAATCCTTGTTGTAGAGCACCAAGGTATCTATTGAACGCCATTGTAGGGAAACTGCTTTTCTTTCTCATCTGCATGGCATTTTTAGGATCTTTCAATTTGTTGATTGCTTCTTCATCACCTGTTACAAAATACACAAAGTTATACAAATCTGTGGAATACATTCTGAATCTGTCGTAATTTGAATGCTTGGTTTCTCTGGCATATCTTGTGGCTATTTGTCTGTATGTAGGATATTGGTTCAACAGTTGTAGGATTAACAGTGTAAGATACAACCTTTCTGCACAATCTGTGTATGTGAGAACTTTTTGATCTCGTGAATCACGAGTCATACGTGCTTCAAATAATGAACTTAAAAAGTCCAATTGATTAGTAGTTGCTTGGTTCTGCTTTATCGATTCCATACATTGACACAAATAATTCTACCATATCTTTTGATTGTAAAAACTTTTCAATGGTTTGACTTTGTTGAAGATCTTTTGTGAACTGTGCTTTTACCTGAGGTTTAACACTAGGTGCAGTTAACAATCTTCTCAACACTGTGGCTTGATTCATTGACACTTTGAATTTTTTGCCATCATCTGTTGTCACTGTGTCCAATGGATTTGGATTGCCTCGACTGTCCAGTATTTTGCCCAATTGATTGAATATAGAATCCTGCTTGAATTCTTTATCCATTCCCGCATTTGGATCATCTGCTGGATCTATGTCTTTAAACTCTTTTATAAATTCTTTTGCTTTCATTGTGTTCTCCTTATCTATTTATCGCTCTGTTGGCTCTAGTGAATCCAGAACGTTTCACCAATTTCATATTGCCTTCAGGAGATCCTAGTACATAGCCTTCTCCGCCCGGTTTGCCATTGATTGTTGCTGTTATATCGCCCTGTGCTGAATCCAATTGATTGATAATTGAATCTTTCACTGTCATTATTCCGCCAACCAAATTCCACAGTTTGCTGAATGCATTCATGTTTGCTGTAACATATTCTTTAATTTTGATTCTTTTAGGCTGACTCACCGCACTAGCCGCCAACCATCTTAAAAAATCATCACCCAATCTTTTTAATCCTGTATCCACTTTGCTATTGGTATATGTGTACAATATGTTTGGCAGATCAGTCAATTTCATTTGTGCTATTTTGTTTTTGTTCAACAGTTTGTCTATGTCTGCTCCACTGTTGTTCACTAATGATTTCAATTGGTCCAATCCTTTCACCTGGATAGGATCTTTTTTGTTAATTGTTGTTGGTGGGATTGCCAATACAGAACCTTGTATCATGTCTAAATCTTTAATGGGTAGTATTTTTCCATCCTCAGTTAATGTGTGATGTACAACCACTCCAACTTTACTGTTGGCAATCTTTTGTCCTATTTCACTATTAACATCTACATTGTACTGAACAACATTAGGTTTGAATACTAAACTATTTCCTGTTTTCTTAGGTGTATTGAAGTATAACATATCTCCTACAAAATATCCTTGAAAGTTTTCAGGTACTGCTTCTGCCATTGTGTTAAACACTGAAGCCATTTTCGAAGCATACTGCGATTGTGATTTCTTCTTGGTAGCATCTTTGCCTCTACCCATAATAACACTTTTTAAATCTTCAGGGTTAGTTGCTCTGCCATCATATCCTTTAGCAACAAATCCAGACTTGTCTGTAAAAATAAATTCACCATTTGGATTTCTACCAAACACCACTGCAGGAGAACCATCCCATTTTATTGTGAGTGACTGTGTGCTTTTGCTTAATGATTGTAATTGTTCAATTGCTCTTATGGCTCCTTTAGAACCTTCCCAGAAGATTAAATCTTCTGCGTGTTGGATTCTTGATTCTTTAAGTGCGACATTCTTTCTGTCCACTTCTTTAAATTCTACTAATCTCATATTTTTATTTTGTTAAGTAATCTTCTATACCACCCAATAGGGTCATTCATATTCTCAGGCAATTTTTTTCCCATCTTAGCAAATGAATCTTTAACATCTGCTATTAAAGTATCATAGTCTGATCTGCCTTTAATTTTTGCGTGTATGGTTTCCACAGTGTTAAGATCATTGGCAGTGGCTCCTTTGCCCAACAATAATTCTGCTATCTTGTTAGGATCTTTAGTAACTGGTTCATTGGTGTCTCTATTGAGTAGTCCTGCTTTGTGACTCCATTTGTATCCAAGTGGTTTCGCTATGGAAGCCATCATCACGTGTCTGTCTGCACCTTTGTATTCTGATCCAGGTTCGCCACCTTGTAAACTCCAACGCATCCAGTCTGGATCACCAAACATCAAATCTGTTTGGACGTATCCATTTGAAGCACTGCCTCTAATGGGAGTTTTGAAGTGAACTGATATTCCACTTTTCTTAACCCACAGTTTGGGATCCTGTTTGTTCTGTATGGCCCATTGACTCAATTTGTCTGCCAATTGATCTTTGGTAACTTTTGATTGATCCACTGCCACATCCAAGTCACCTGATGTGGGTGCTTTGCCGGTGGTACCCAACATATTGTTCTGTAAATCTAATCCTGTGATCTTTTCCAACCAGGCAAGAGTGGGAGCCACATCCGCTTTGTTTATTCGCTGTGTGGCAAGTTGTCCGTTGGGATCTTTGAATACGTTGCCGCCCTCTTTAAGAATCATTTGATTTTTTGCTTTCAATAATTTTCTTCACACCCACCTGAAACTTTTTTGCTTCTTTGTTACGAATGCTGTTCAAAAAACGTCTTTCCAACTCCTGTGCTTGTTCTTCAGGATAGTTTTCTCTGATGGTGTTCAGCAGATTCACAGCACTTTCAATAATGTTTGAGCCTGTGGTTTCGATGAAGGCCTCAGCATCATTGACTCTGCCAATGTTCCTCAGTTCATCCAATATGCTTCTGGTACGTTTTTTCATATTTCTACCCTACTTTTAACTATTTACCGAAAGAACAGCAAATATAAAGTAGGTGTTCATAGTATAGCAGATGCTATTTTGGTTGTCAATCTTTAAATTTTAAATCTTGACACACATAAATAAACGTGTTATATTACTGGCACATTGTTAATATAACAACACACAAACACACAAAAAAGGAGAAAAACAATGGCAAACAACACAAGAAACGGCTACGAAATCAGAGCCGATCTACTAGGACTTGCGAAACAGATCGCTGAGTTCAACTATTCAATCAAACTAAATGAGTTCGAAACATCTGTGAGAAAAGATGGTGATCAAGTGGTGACAGAATTCAAGCACCCTGTGATCCAAGCAGAGGACATCATTGCGACAGCACAGAAGTTCAACGAGTTTGTAACTAATGGCTCTTCAATTGGTGAGAACACTCAGATGTTGGTTGAGAATGTGAAGAAGTTCAATGAAAAAGTTCAGGAGTCAATGAAGCCTGAAGCAATTCAAGAAAACTTCAAACAGTATCAAGAGAACGTGCAGAAGTTCACAGAAACTTTCTTCAACGGTATCAAGAAGTAATCAATCAAAAACTCGGGGCCTAATAGAACAACTTTAGGCCCAGAGCAAAAAGGAGAAATATATGTGGCCTTACAATCATTGCGAATGGAAAACAGTGACTTACGGTATTTCGGAAGTCAAAAAACGTGCCAAGGACAAGATGAAAAACAATCTAATCCTTTGTGCTTCTGCCATTCCATCCATCATACTGATATTGGCATTGCTCTACACAGTTATTGGCTAGGTAGATAAATACCTACATAATGAACTTTTTACAATTTGTTTCAGAAGTAGGATTTCCCATTGCTGGTGCTGTGGCATCAGGTGTATTCATATTCATCATATTACGATTCATATTGGCAACTGTGACAGGTTCTGTGAATGGTCTTAAAAACATCATACAGGCACTGGACAACAGAGTGCAGACCATGAACAATGACTTGGTGAAGATAGATGCACTGCTGTCGCACGTGACAGGAGTTAAACCCAATGTGGATAGACTTGCCGCCAACGAAGGCAAAGAAGATGCGAGGAAAGACTAGATGATCACCATAGAACTTGCCAATGCGA